TGTATTGATGGCTTTACATTTTTATGGTATGCCGATACTTGTGGAAAATAACAAGCCAAGGTTGTTGTATTATTTAAAAGAAAGAGGATATAGAGCGTTTTCTTTAAATAGACCAGATAAACACAAAAACGTTTTATCTAAAGCAGAGCGAGAGTTAGGAGGTATTCCGTCATCGTCTGCCGTAATCTCTGTTCACGCAGAAAGCATAGAAAGTTATATAGAAAACCATGTGGGAGTACTTAGAGACCAAGCAAATATGGATTTTGGAAGCTGTGGTAATATGTTTTTCAACAGGACTTTGCTTGATTGGGCTAACTATGACATCAACAATAGAACAAGGTTTGATGCCACTGTAAGTTCTGGGTTTGCTATTATGGCAAATCAGTCACGCAAGAATATAGGACAAGAAAAACGTAATCAAATAAATATTAACTTTGCAAGATACAGTAACAAAGGTTTTGTTAGTGAAATTATTAAATAAATATGATAAATAAGCCAAGATTCAATTCGGGTAGTGGTTTTCCTAATCAATTTGTTCCAGACATCGAGAAGGACACATATGAGTATGGACTTCGAGTAGGTCATGCTATTGAGTCTGAGTGGTTTTCAAGAGACTACGGCAGTAGCATGTATGGTGAAATCCGTTCTGAGTTTTTATCCAGACGTTTGTATGCTAGAGGAGAACAGCCAGTAGATAAATATAAAAATGAATTAGCCGTAAATGGCGACCTATCTTACCTCAACCTAGATTGGACACCTGTTCCGATTATTCCAAAGTTTGTTGATGTTGTTGTAAACGGTATATCTAACAGGCTTTTAGATGTTAAGGTAGAGGCAATAGACGACCTTTCTTCTATGAAGAGAGAGTATTTTAAACAGGAGGTTGCTGCTGATATGATATCTAAACCAATCTTGTCTGAAATAAAAAACACAACTGGCGTAGATGTATTTAACTTCCCTGAGGACCAACTTCCTGAATCAGAGGAAGAGCTGAGCTTATACATGAAACTTAAATATAAGCAAGGCGTTGAGGTTGCAGAGGAATCAGCTATAACAACGATACTAGAACTAAACAGCTACGATGAAATAAAAAGACGTATAGATGAGGATAATGTTGTTTTGGGTATATCTGCAGTAAAACATTCTTTTGACCCACACGATGGAGTGAGAGTAGAGTATGTTGACCCTGTGAACTTTGTATATTCGCCAACAGAAGACCCCTACTTTAATGATTGTTATTATTTCGGAGAGGTCAAATCCGTACACGTTACAGAACTAAAAAAAATAAATCCTGGATTGACTCAAGAAGATATTGAGGAAATATCTAAGTTAGCCAGTAGGTTTGATGGTTATAGAAGTACACAAAATATGCAAACACAAAGTGGTTTAGACAAATCAAATGTGTCTCTACTATATTTTTGTTACAAAACAGATAGAGAAGTTGTATATAAAGTAAAAAAGAATGCAAATGGTGGTGAAAAACCACTAAAGAAAAATAATTCATTCAACCCTCCAAAAACGGAGCAAGCTAGATTTAAAAAAGTATCTAGAAGAATAGATGTTTGGTATGAAGGAGTTTTGGTTTTAGGAACAAACCACTTAATCAAGTGGGAGCTTATGCAGAATATGGTTAGACCAAAATCTGCTTTTCAAAAAGCCTTGCCACCATATATTGTTTCAGCTATTAAAATGTCAAAAGGAAACATAGATTCTTTGGTTAAAAGAATGATACCTTTTGCAGACCAAATACAGCTCACTCATTTGAAGCTTCAACAAGTAGTTGCTAAAATGATACCAGATGGTGTATTTATTGATGCTGATGGATTAAATAGTGTTGACTTGGGTAATGGAGCGTCCTATAACCCTTCTGAAGCTTTATCAATGTACTTCCAAACAGGTAGTGTTATTGGTAGAAGCTATACAGAAGACGGTGACTTTAATAACGCTAGAGTGCCGATTCAAGAGCTTACAAGTAGCGGCTCTAACGCTAAGATAGCTAGTCTTATCAATATGTACAATTATCAGCTGAACATGATTAGAGCTGTGACAGGTATTAATGAGGCTAGAGATGGGAGTAATCCAGACCAATATGCTTTGGTTGGAATACAAAAGCTTGCTGCACTAAACAGCAATACCGCAACAAGACATGTTGTTTTATCTGGTATATCAATCACAAAAAAACTAGCAGAGGCTTTATCTTATAGAATATCTGACATACTTCAATATTCTGATTTTGCTGAGGATTTTGCTAAAATGATTGGAAAAAACAATTTCGAGATAGTAAGCGAGATAATGTCGTTGCACCTACATGATTTTGGTATATTCATAGAAATAGAGCCAGATGAAGAGGAAAAACAAAAACTAGAGCAAAATATTCAACAATCTATTCAAGCTGGTCAAATAGGACTAGAAGATGCTATAGATATTAGAGATGTCAAAAATGCAACCTTAGCTAATTCTTTACTCAAGATAAGAAAAATAAGGAGAGAGAAGAGGGAGATGGAGAAACAGAAACAAGCTATCCAGATGCAAACTGAGTCTAATACTCAATCTGCACAAGCAGCTTCACAGTCTAGAATGCAAGAAGAGCAAATGAAGATGCAGGCGGACGCTCAAATGCAGCAAATGAAAGCTGAGCTTGAGATGCAAAGAATGAAAGCTCAGATGCAAATAGATGCTGAGATTCTTAAGATGAAGCATCAGTTTGAAATAGAATTAAAGCAAATGGAAGCTGAGCTATACAAAGGTAGAGAAGAATATAAAGAGGATAGAAAAGATAAAAGAACTGACAAGCAAGCTTCTCAACAAAGTAAACTAATACGGCAGAGAAAAGAAAATCTACCTCCAGTTGATTTTGAAGATGAAGGAGCTGCGAGTCAAATATTAAAAAACATACAGTCTATGCCAGGTCAACAACCTAGTGGCATGTCGCCTATGATGGGTCAAGAAAATGTATAGTTTTTTTAAGTAATTTTGCAGTATAAATTTAAATTTAATCTATTATGAGTGACGTAAATCAAGATGTTGACTTTAAAGTTGACCTATCCAAACCTCCTGTAAAAAAGGGAGAAGAAGATAAAAAAGAGCAAGAAACTGCCGAAGTCGAAAGTGAAAACACGCCAAACTCGGAAGTTCAAGAAGAAAAAGCTCCTGAGCAACAGCCAGAAGCTGAAGAAAATATTAAAGCAGCGGGGGAATCCGCTGCTGAAAAAGAAGCCGAAGAACCTCAACAAGAATCCGAGGTAAAGGTTTCTAAACAAGAAATAATTGCTGAGTTCCTAACTAGTAAATACAGTATGGGGCTTGAGGAATTAGAAGACGTTCTTTCAAATAAAGACAAAAATAAACAAGAGCTTCCTGAGGAGGTTGAAAAGTATTTGCAGTACAAAAACGATACTAAGCGTGGCTTAAAAGATTTTGTAAAAGCAAACGAAGATGTTTCTGAATATGAAGAAACAACTATACTGCGTGAATACTACAAGCAATCAAATCCTGAGCTTGACGATTCTGATATCGATTATTTGATAGAGGATAAGTTCACTGTAGACGAAAACACTGATACAGAGAAAGATGTCAAGAGGAAGAGTCTTGATAAAAAGCAAGAGCTACATAAAGCTAAGCAGTATTTTGAGCAGATGAGGGATAAGTACAAAGCACCACTTGAGTCAAGTACGGATGCACTACCCGAAGATGTTAAAGAAGCTGTTGAGTTTTATCAGCAATACAATGATGAGTCTACAAAACAACAAGAGGCTGCTTCTAAACAAAGAGATATCTTTCAGAAGAAGACATCAGAGTTTTTTAACGATAAGTTCGAAGGTTTTGAATTTAATTTAGGCGGTAAAAAACTTAGTTTTAAGCCAAAAGATGTTAATGAAGTTGTAAAACAACAATCAGATTTAAACAATTTTATTAGCAGACATTTGGATAGTGAAGGCAACTTGAGTGACCCAAAGAGATATCATGCTGCTCTTAACATGGCTATGAACCCAGAAACTTATGCTAAGTTCTTTTATGAGCAAGGCAAGGCAGATGCGGTAAATGAAGTTGTTAAGGATGGGAAAAATATCAAAATGGATGTACGTTCAAATGTTGATTCATCGAAACCTGGGACTAAATTTAAAGTCGTCAATGACGGAACTAACCTTGGTCGTGGGCTTAAAATAAGAAAAAAATAATTTTAAAACCTTAAACATTTTACAAAATGGCACAATCAATTAATTTTGACGGAGCTGGAACTGGCACAGTAACAATTGGCGGTTCTACTTCACTAACACCTGCACCTGGCAAGTCTTTGCAAAACAGCAACTACTTGACTAATGCACAATATGACTTTGCTCAGCAATATCTACCTGATTTATATGAGCAAGAATTCGAGCGTTACGGAAATCGTTCTGTAGCTTCTTTCTTGCGTATGGTAGGAGCTGAGATTCCTTCTTCTTCTGACTTAATCAAGTGGAGTGAGCAAGGAAGACTACACGTACAAGCTACTGGTTCAGTTACAGACGCATCTAATATTGCGGTAACAGGACATAGCTTCCGTACAAACCAGACTATTATTATCTCTGGACCAAACGGTGTTCAAGCAAAAGCTCTTATTACAGATGCTTCTGCTGCTGACAGCATCGAAGTTGCTTTGTATCAAAACTTCAGCTTAGTAGAAGTTGCTTCAGGAGGAGACGTTTTATATACTGCAGATGACGCCGTAACAATCTTCGTCTATGGTTCTGAATTCCGTAAAGGAGAGAATGGCATGGATGGTTCTCTTGAAGCTGATTTCGAAGCTAAAGAAAACAACCCAATCATCATCAAAGACAAATACGAAGTATCTGGTTCTGAAATGGCACACGTTGGGTGGGTAGAAGTATCTACTGAAAACGGAGCTTCTGGATACCTTTGGTATTTGAAATCAGAAAGCGAAACTCGCTTACGTTTCGAGGATTACCTTGAAACTTCAATGATTGAAGGTGAGCCTGCTGGAACTGGTTCTGGTGTAGCGGCACTTTCTGTTGACTACAAAGGAACTAAAGGTCTTTTCTTCGAAGTATCAGAAAGCGGTAACGTTTCTTCTGGTACTATTGATTCTAGAGAAGATTTAGAAGCTTTAGCTAAAGTTCTTGATAAAGAAGGAGCTATTCAAGAAAACGTAATCTTTGCTAATCGTGCAACATCTTTTGATATTGACAAAGTATTAGCTGCTCAAAACAACTCTGGAGCTTCTACAGCTTCTTACGGTTTGTTTGATAACGATGAAGATATGGCCCTAAACCTTGGGTTTACAGGATTCCGTATCGGATATGACTTCTATAAGTCTGACTGGAAATATCTAAACGATGCTACTACTCGTGGTAATATCGGTGGTATTGATGGTATCGTTGTACCTGCTGGTACTACTACAGTATACGACCAAGTACTTGGAGAGAACGCTAAGAGACCATTCTTACACGTTCGTTACCGAGTATCTCCAACTGAAGACAGAAAATACAAGTCTTGGGTTGTTGGTTCTGCTGGAGGAGCTATGACTAGCGATAAAGATAATATGGAAGTTCACTTCTTGTCAGAGCGTGCGCTTTGTACAATGGGAGCTAACAACTTTATCTTGATGCAATAATCATTATAGGAGAGGGGGGCATATAATTGCCCCTCATCTTCTTTTTTAAATCAAATTAAATTATAAATAAAATGGCAACAAAAACTGCAAAAAGTTTTGGGTATAACTCAATATTACCCGACCTAGAACAAAAGAATAGAGTATTTATATTAACTGGAAATAAATCTCCTATTCGAATGATGATTCCTGTAAAACACACAGGAAGAAAACCTCTCACATATTTTGACGGAAAACTAAATAGAGCATTAAGGTATGCTACTAATCAAATCACTCCTTTTGTGGATGAGCAAGATGGGGTAGTTACTTTAGAGCCTATTACATTTGAAAACGGAACGCTAATCGTTCCAGATTGGAATGTAAACCTTCAGAAGTTCTTACTTATACATCCTTTATATGGGAAGAAGTTTACAGAGCTAGATAAGGAAAAGAATGCTTCTGTAGAAGTAGAAGGCTTATATTCCGAGCTAGATGCTCAAATATCTGCTAAAAACCTTGATATCAACGACCTAGAGGCTATTGCTCGCGTTGTAATGAAAGGAAATGTTTCTGCTTTAACCTCATCAGAGCTAAGACGTGATATGATTCTTTGGGCTAAGAAAAATCCTGGAGAGTTTATGAGTTTAGTAGATGATGAAAACCTTAAGCTAAGAAACTTAGCAGTAAGAGCTGTAGAAATGGGAATATTACACATCAAGGGAGATAATAGAACTGTTACATGGGCAGATGACAAGAAAAATAAGATTATGGTTGCTCCATTCGGGGAGAACGTATACGGAGCTCTTGCCATGTTCTTTAAGACAGACGAAGGTCTTGATGTTTTACAAAACATTACAAACAAATTGTAATTACATTGTATACACCGTGAAAGGGAGAGGGGTCACAAATTGTGACCTCTTTTTTTTTGTACTTTTGTAGAAAATATATCCTATGATAAATAGTGTAAGAAATACTGTTATGTTTTTGCTGAACAAAGATAACAGAGGATATGTGTCCCCATCTGAGTTTGATTATTTTGCAAAACAAGCGCAGCTTGAGATATTTGAGTCATATTTTAATGATTACTCAAAAGCCGTTGCCCTTCAAAACACAAGGAAAAAAGCTTTGAATTATGGAGACACGGTTCAGCATATTCAAAACAAGATAGATAAGTTTTACGCAAATGCTACTTTGACGTACAATGACCAATCTAACCCATCTATAGGGGAGGAACAGGATTATTTTTCACTTCCCGATAACCTTTATAAGTTAATTAATGTTACTTATGGAGGGGGATTTGGCACAGAGACAACAATGGGTGGTGGTAGAATTGTTCAGCCAGTCGCTCCACATAAGTTTGATATGATTGTGAACAGCAATCTTACACAGCCAACAGTAACATACCCTGTTTATGTTCGCTCTGGAGACAATATTTATGTAAGGCCACTTTCTATTCAGTCTGCTGTTCAGGCCAATTACATTAGGAAACCAGAAGACCCGCATTGGGGATATAACACAATTAGCTCTGACCCTGTTTACAATCTTGACAGCTCTGTGAACTTTGAAATATCAGAGGAGGAAGAGACGGAGTTAGTAATAAAGATATGCAAGTATGCTGGTCTTAGTATTAGAGAGGCTGATATTGTTCAGATTACAGCGCAGCAGGAGCAGTTAGAGTACACCAAACAAAATTCGTAACGTATGCCAATAATCGGAACACCTATAGACCAAAGAGAATACTACCAAAATAGCGGTGACAACCCAACTTATGACAACTGGGGTACATATCAGTACTTGCTTTTACAGGACGTCATCAATAATTTTTTACTGACATATGTTGGAGACGACAAGGTTATAAACAAAATTGACAGAAATGAAGTTGTTTTTCATGCTAAGCGTGGACTTCAAGAATTACACTATGACGCTTTAAGAGAAATACGCGGGTTTGAAGCAGAGCTTCCTGACAACCTTAAGATGCACCTGCC